GGTCACCGCTGCAGTAATAATCCCCAGCGCAAGACCGGTAATGGTCGATACATCTTTAAGAGACAAATCGCCGAGCCATGCCAGAAGCAGGGCAACGCAGTAAGTGATAAAGGCGCTGATTCGTTCAAGCGTCATAGTTCAGTCCCATAACTGGACAGTCTGCGCAGTGGTTGACGCCGTAATGTCCGGCAGCTCCACCTGCAGCCCGTGCGGTAAAAAGGGGCCATATTCAGCCAGCCCCGGATTCGCCTGCAGCACCTGTTCAGTGACTCCCTGCGTGCGCCCGTAATGGCGCCAGCAGAGTGCGTCCACCGTGTCATACTGATGCGCACGCACTTTCATCAAATCAGCTCCACCGTCATATGTGGCATATCGCGCAGGCGGGACTCCGCCCAGCGCACATCGCGCCACAGCTCGCCTAAGGTTGTTTCGATATCTTCGGCTTTCTTGCTTCCGTCGCCGGTTGCGTCAAAATCGCGATAGCGCTCAACCAGGTTTGCTTTTGCCCAGCAAAACACCGCTCGGCGATACAGCATGAGCCGCTGGCTTTCGCCGTCGATCACATCAGCAGGGACGTCGGCCAGGCTCGCATACCCCTGCGCCCGTTGTTTCTCGCGGAACTCATAAAGATCGGCGTTAACTTCAGCAATCGCTGTCAGCAACGCCAGACGCAGGCGTGGATCGGTGACACTCCCATCCATGCGCATATCACGGCGGAACTCTGAAACCCTGACATCAGGCCAGAAACTGGTGTTTTTAATAACGTCCTGGGTACTTTCCCCGGCCTGTTCCGGCGAAACGAATTGCATATTTCTGGCACTCCCAAATAGTTGGGCGGTGGACGGGGTTTTGACGCGGCATAAAGCCTGTCGCCACCCCGTGCCGCCCCGCGCGTTGGCACGATTCGTTAAGCCGACATTGCCTGTCGCAATCGGCTTTCAAGCTTGTTGATTTCGGTTTTGACGCCAGAACTGTTATCCAGCTGCAGGGCACGCTTCAGATGGTTAAGTGCCGCCACTGCCTGATCGTTATCCCGCAGCGCGTAGCCCATCGCCTTATGAAGTCGAGCGCGGGACTGATCCGGCATATCCTGACTTTCAACGATATCGAGCACCTGGGTAAGAATGGCGGCACTGAATGATTCACCGGCAGAAAAAGCGCGCATTGCCGCATCGGCAAACTCTTCGGCAACAGCGGTCCCGCAGGTCCGGTTGAAGCGCTGCGGCAGGACCCAGCCGTGTTTAATGGCATGACGGGCAATGTCCAGCGCACCGGTATAGTCTCCGGCATCAATGCGCCAGATCATGATGTACATTGCCACGTCGTCCTGGCCCGACGCGTCAGCATCCAGCAAACCGGCAATCCATGAGGCATAAGCGGGAAGAAACTCACGTTTGAGCTGAGCCTTGCGCTCATTTGACTGCACGGTTTTAAGGCGCCTGCGGTGTTCTGTCAGCTGTAACAGCATCTGGTTATAACCCGTCATACTGGCATGACTGCCGCCCTGCCGGGCGGCATCCTGTGCCTGTACATACTGAGTGTGAGCACGGAACGGATTCATTTATCACGCTCCGGCGCCAGCACCGCCAGCTGCCTGCGCATCAAGCGCGCCTTTCACCGCTGCCGTGACGATTTCCTGGATGGTTTCAGTTGTCAGCGCTGGGCTGGCATTGCCACCTGCCTGCACGGGCAACAGTTCGATGTTCTCAACCAGGCAAACGCCGTCGTAATCTTCGACAACATACGCCTCGTTAACGGACTCGAAGTTCTCCACGCGGTCACGCTTCGGATTGTCGATGACCGAACGACGGCGGGAGCCTGATTGCCAGTAAATAGACAGGTTATCCAGACGGGTGATCAGCATGGCATTCGCAGGGAAGAACGGCGCGCGAACGGCCGGGAGGTTGCCGATACGCTTCTGGCTGATGATGAGATCTGCCGCCAGCGCTTCGCTGTTTGGCTGGTCACGGTTGACGATCGGGAAATATTTATCCGCCAGTAACTGGCGCCCGACGATAACCACAAGCTCCGTGTCTTCCTGATACCACGGCGCAATTTTCTCATTCACAGCGCCCATAACCAGCGCGTCCAGATTCAGGAAATCGCCGCCTTTGCCGACACGGATAGTCTGAGAAATCACCTCGCCTTCGGACACGATTTTGTCCATAACCTGAACGGGCTTCTCCTGGCGGATTTTTTCCAGCCAGCCGATATTCACATCCTGCAGCAGCGGATAGGTCTTGCGGTCTGACGTTTTCTCACGCTTCACGCCGTTGAAGCCGATCATGATGCGGTCAAGTGCCTGGCGGGTAATGATGGCGTCACGGATGCGCGTCTGGAAGTCCTGGAACTTAGCCCATAAATCCAGCTTCGCATAAGGCAACGCCGTATCAGAGTTGGTCTGGGTACACTTGTACCCTTCACCGTCGATGTAGGTCGGATCAACGGGTTCACGGTCTTTCTGGGTAGTATCAGTATTTCCGGCAATACTGGAACCAATACCCAGCCCCAGACGTTCGCCGGACTGCTCATCAACCGGGACAATGTTGATTTTCTGCAGGAACGAGGAAGACTCCTGGATTTTCGTTTCCAGCGTCTGCGCCACTGACGGCTCAGCCGTATATTTTGAGGCGATATCGCTCACAGATACGCCGTTGAGTTTGGCGAGCTGCGTCAGATAACCGTTAAATTTAAAGCGTGTCTCTTTTTTCATTGTGCTTTTGCTCCGTCAGCAATCGGTGGTTTGTTCTGCGCCGTTATTGCCGGTCGCATTAGGGCGGCGCTCGCTGCGGCTGTCCTGAGTGGAAAGCTGCTCACGCAGGGTGGAGAGTGCGCTGGTTGTCTCATCAACAACCTTTTGCATATCGCTCAGCTTGTTGCTGAAATCGGTTTGATGGGTGCTGACCTGCTCCGCCAGCGTCTGATGCTCACGCGCGATGGTTTCAACAGCCTGATTCACATCAGCAAAGCGGGCGTTATCATCGGCGCCTTTGCGGGACAGCAGTTCTTTCACGCGGGTAAACAGGCTTGTTTTTTCCGGCACGTCCTCAAACTCGATCAGCGTTTCAACAGCAGCGGTAAACAGGTTGTCTTTGTCCTGCTTGCGGCGCGCCAGGGGGTTATGTTCTGCGCTGGCGCTGAACTGCAGCATTTCAGTGCCGAGGCTTGCCGGATCGTCAGTTATCGCCAGGCCAACCAGATAAGCGGAGCCGGTATCGGCAAAGCTGGTGTTAACTTCCATTGAGGTGAAAAGCTTCTGCCAGTTGCTGGTCATCGTGACCAGATCGTCAGTCGGGGCAATCCAGCCATACAGCGCCATTTTCCCGGACAATGCCCCTTCGGTGATTTCTTCCGCCTCAAGCTTTTCCACCATGCCAAAACGTCGGAAAGGCCCATCAGGGGTGAAGCCCTTGATGTGTTCCATATTGATCAGCGCGGTGTATACCTGCGGGTTATAGCTCTCTGCCATCTGGGTGAGCCATTCACGCTCAATAACGCGCCCGTCAGTTGTGGCCCCTTCGACCCCAATACGAAAACGCTTAGATTTTTTTGCCATCGGTCCGGCTCCGGTTAGTTAGTTCGTAACACGTTCAGAGCCTTATGTTTGCGGTGATGGGCGCGTGTAAACAACGCGTTGGGCTTGTGCGAACTCCCACACAATGCGAAGCCGGGGAAAGTGCTGATTTGAGGCCGTATGTTTGTGCCATGACAACACTGACCCCCGCAGACCTCGATCCCCGTCGTCAGGCAATGCTGATGTACTTTCAGGGATACCGCGTAGCCCGCATTGCTGAAATGCTGGGCGAGAAAGTTGCAACCGTTCACAGCTGGAAAAAACGCGATAAGTGGGGCGAATATGGCCCACTGGATCAGATGCAGCTCACCACCGCCGCACGTTACTGCCAGCTCGTCATGAAGGAGCAGAAGGAAGGAAAGGATTTTAAAGAAATTGACCTGCTGGCGCGTCAGTCCGAACGACAGGCCAGGATCGGCAAATTTAACAATGGCGGAAATGAAGCAGACCTGAATCCGAACGTGGCGAACCGCAATAAAGGCCCGCGCAAGCCACCGGAAAAAAACTTGTTTACCGACGAGCAGATCGAAAAGCTGGAAGAGATTTTCCGCGCCGGTATGTTCGAGTACCAGCGCCACTGGTGGGACGCTGGCATCAAGCACCGTATTCGCAACCTCTTAAAGTCACGCCAGATCGGTGCAACCTACTATTTCGCCCGTGAAGCGTTGATAGACGCGCTCACCACGGGGCGAAATCAAATCTTTCTGTCAGCGAGTAAAGCTCAGGCGCACGTTTTTAAACAGTACATCATCGACTTCGCAAAAGAGGTGGACGTTGAGCTGAAAGGCGATCCGATGGTGCTGCCTAACGGCGCGTGTCTTTACTTCCTCGGTACAAATGCCCGTACCGCGCAGAGCTATCACGGCAATCTGTATCTTGATGAGTATTTCTGGATACCGAAATTCCAGGAGCTGCGCAAGGTGGCCTCCGGTATGGCGCTGCACAAAAAATGGCGTCAGACCTATTTCTCTACCCCTTCCAGCCTGACGCACAGCGCCTACCCGTTCTGGTCTGGCGCCCTGTTCAATAAAGGGCGCCCGAAAGCCGACAGGGTAGAATTTGACATTTCTCACAGTAGCCTGGCGCACGGCGTTTTATGCCCTGACGGCCAGTACCGCCAGATAGTCACAATTGAAGATGCCGTAAACGGCGGGTGTAACCTTTTCGACTTGGACCAGCTGCGCCTGGAGTACAGCCCGGACGAATACAACAACCTGCTGATGTGTCAGTTCGTTGACGACCTGGCGTCCGTGTTCCCGCTGGCGTTGCTGCAGTCCTGCATGGTTGACAGCTGGGATGTGTGGGACGATTTCGAACCGCTTTTACTGCGTCCTTTTGCATACCACCCTGTCTGGATCGGCTATGACCCGGCAAAAGGAACGCAGAACGGTGACAGCGCCGGTTGCGTGGTCATCGCGCCTCCCGTCGTCCCCGGCGGTAAATTCCGTATCCTTGAGCGTCACCAGTGGCGCGGGATGGACTTTCGCGCCCAGGCCTCAGCGATTGAGGAAATCACCAGACGCTACAACGTGACCTACATCGGCATTGACTCGACCGGCGTTGGCGATGGCGTTTACAAAACGGTTAAGCAGTTCTTCCCTGCCGCGCGTGAGTTTGTCTACAACCCGACCGTAAAAAATGCCCTGGTGCTTAAAGCCTACGACATCATCAGCGGGCGCCGTCTGGAGTTTGACGCGGGGATGCTGGATATCGCGCAGTCCTTTATGTCCATTCGCCGCTCAACCACCGCCAGCGGCAACCGGCCAACCTACGAAGCAGCCCGCACAGAGGAAGCCAGCCATGCGGATTTAGCCTGGGCAACCATGCACGCACTTTATAACGAACCACTGGCAGGAGCTTCCGCCAGTACCAGCAACATCGTGGAGATTTTTTAATGGCTAACCGCAAAAACCGCAGCAAGGCACCGCGCGGCCAGACCGCCACCGATACGGCCAACATGGTCAGTAATACACATGCGGAGGCGTTTACGTTTGGCGATCCGATCCCCGTGATGGACCGCCGGGAGTTATTTGATTACCTAGAGTGCGTGCAGGTAGACCGCTGGTACGAACCACCGATCAGCATGGATGGCCTGGCGCGAACTTACCGCGCCGCCGTGCATCACTCCAGCGCAATTCAGGTAAAACGCAATATTCTTACCAGTACCTTCATCCCTCACCGCTGGCTGTCTAAACAAGCCTTTTCCCGGTTCGCCCAGGACTTTCTGGTATTCGGTAATGCCTACCTTGAAAAACGCATGAACCGGTTAGGGCAGATCATGGAGCTGCGCGCCTCGCTTGCCAAATATACCCGTCGTGGCATTGACCCGGACACCTACTGGTTTGCACAGTATGGCTACAACTCACAGCCCTATCAGTTCGATGAGGGAAGCGTGTTTCACCTGATGGAACCCGACGTTAACCAGGAGCTTTACGGGATGCCGGAATACCTCTCCGCCATTCCTTCCGCCCTGCTGAATGAATCGGCCACGCTGTTTCGCCGTAAGTATTACCTAAACGGTAGCCATGCTGGTTTTATCATGTACATGAGCGACCCGGCCGCCGATCAGAAAGACGTGGACAACATACGCGAAGCGCTGAAAAAATCGAAAGGGCCAGGCAACTTCCGCAACCTGTTTATGTACAGCCCGAACGGCAAGAAAGACGGCATTCAGATCATCCCGCTGTCAGAAGTCGCAGCGAAAGATGAGTTTCTTAACATCAAGAATGTGAGCCGTGATGACATGCTGGCAGCTCACCGCGTGCCGCCGCAGCTGATGGGGATTATTCCAACGAATACCGGCGGGTTTGGCGATGTGGAAAAAGCGGCGCGCGTTTTCGTTCGCAATGAACTAATTCCATTACAGAAACAATTTCAGGAGTTGAACAGCTGGCTTGGAGATAATGTAATTCGATTTGAATCCTATACTCTCGATGAAAACGATAATTAACAAAAAGGCGCCAAAAGCGCCTTTTTCGCATAAATTTTCATCAGGGTCTTGATAGTTGCCAATGCTGTTCTATGGATAGCAGTACCGCTGGCAATTCCCTTAGTTGATTTAAAAATCCTTCAATCACATGGTCATGGCTTCGGCCATGACCTATACAAGTACGCAGCGCACTGTCAACTCTGAATTCGCCCTGAAAAGCTATTGTTGCTTTCTCATTGACATGCTCTAGGGTTAACTCATTAATTAGAAAACATATAACCTGCTCTAAGCAGACAAAGCGATTATGTAACGCAGCCTCTTCAATGAAACCCGTTTCTGCTATTGCTTTCAAAAAGCGTTTATCACCAGATAGTAACAAATCATGATGATTCAACAACCCTTGAACCAAGCGCATTTCACCTTCATCAAGGTTATCAAAATCGTTTTGTAATGAGATCAGCCTTGGGTCCGTTATGATCTCTCCAAATAATGAAAAAACGCCTTGTCCAAGACAATCATTTACGCGTTCTATTGCCTCGGTACCGTAGCGCCGAATCGCAGCCTTTCCCCGTAGTTGATATACGATCGTATCTAAAACAAATAGTTGGCCAAAATTTCTAGTAAGTAATTTGCAACCTTCAGAAAGCAGGTCGAGTTGGGCCAATTTCAGTACTACATCATTATCAAGTAATACAGCCACTGGCACTACACCTCGATGTTGTTCATTCTGCAGAGCATTTCGAACTTATCTTCGGAAACCTTCTCTTCATCTACAAATGCAAGAAAGGTACGTTTAGCTTGATCAGGCCATGCCAATTCAGGGCCAGGATAGAGTAAGTTCAATGCACTGGCACATACCGCATAAAAATTTTTCCCCGTGCGACTGGTCATCGTTTTAGCATAATTTAATGCTATATGGCCTGGGTCTACCTGATTTTGACGTGCAATGCGCATGGCTCCATCAGCTAAAACGTCAGCAGTAACCCTATATTGGCTATAAAACGATGCATCAGGTCGCCCATTCAACAACTCAATAGCGAAACTGTTAGCTTCTCTTTCGAGTGGATTGTCGACATCATCTTCGTTGATTTTCTCATCAATCAGCAGTGAATTACGATCAAGATGCCCGCAAGCAATATGACCTAATTCATGCGCTAAACTAAATAAAAGAGCACTTGCGTGCTTGTGCCTTTTTGTTAACGCAATGACTGGGCGATCAGATACTTTGATAGCAACAGCATCCATCTTTTTCTTGGCTGGGATTTCTGGCATGTACAGTACCGGTATTCCCATCGACCAAGAAAACTCTAAAAGAGCAAGATAGTCTACCCAAGGCTTGCCGCTGGATAATATTGAACCTCTAATTTCACCAGCAGTTGGAAGCCCTTGATAATCATTTTTTGCAACAGAGGCCGCAATTTTTGCCATCCCATCTACAACAGCCGTTGCAGCCTGTAGCTCCTGTACAGGTTTGTTAGCTGCATGTTTGTACCTACGTACTGAATCATTAAATTCCAGTGGTACAGAAGGATCTATGACGGTGTTGAGATCAAGATTGGCGAATTTTGCCAATCCTAAAATTACTTGCTGGCTGATACTCGGAGATTGGTTCAACGAGTCATCCCACCAATCAGGTAAAAGCTTCGCTAAGCCGTCAGCCAGACGCCCATCAAGGGTTCTGACACGACCAAGGAAAGCATTAAGAGGTTTTTGATGGATAGTTACAGTCATCTCCGCCCCTCCTTATATTGTTAATTTTGATGGTTGATTTCTATCCACAGTATAACCTGCGCATTTATGCTTCACACGCAATTTCTTATAACCCTACACCCTAAAACGCGCGCTCGTAGCCCCGCCACGCCTGCCCGCTTTACGCAGTGGTTTTCATGCACCTGCACGATATAAGCAAAAGCCCGCCAGAACTGGCGGGCTTGGACATAAACGATCCTCTAACGATCATTCATTTTCATGCGGCATAGTCATGCACGACGGTGAAATCAGTCAAACAGAGAATAATTAGCGTCGAATTCCTGGCTTGTAGCTTCGACTTTCGTCAGCAGCATTAAATAATCAAGCCCATCGGATAACGATACCGGGCGATCAAGTTCAAACCAGAAGCAATCATGATAAGTCCTCCCTAACCAATAACCGCCGCCATACTCTTTGAGACGCTGGAAGAAAACCCACTGGCCAGGGATGATTGTCTCAAGCATATCGCCGCGATAGATAATCTGGTATTTGAAGTCTTTAGAACCCATAGCTAACGCCTCGCATTGCTCGTTGTTCAACCTTGTGAGGGGCAGAACGGTGCTCAGCCCCTCACAACGTTACCTAATGCAACCAGCTGTCGTCTTCCCAGACCTGTTGCATAATTTCCATCACCCGCTTTTTATCTTCGTCCAGTTTTAAGCCGCTCAGCTCCAGGCCGTTAGCGCTTCCCTTACGTATGCGGATTGACGTTTTTGGATAGAGAGGGCGCAAATTTCGGTAAAGCTCGGATTCAAGGGCTTCCAGTGTTGCCTGGCTTATCTTCTGCTCTTTATCGATCATTATTTCAATGCGCATAAATCCCCCTTTAGTTGATAACGTCCATTGCCTGGCCGTAATCATGGTTACGAATTTTCGCCATCAGCTCGTCCGTCAGTTCCGACACCCACTGGATCGCAAGGCGTTTCTCTTCTTCGCTACACTCACTAGCCGCTACAAGCTTGATAAAGAAATCAATACGCTGGAGTTTCAACGACTCCAAAAGATAGTCCTGCATTTTCCCTCCTATCCTCACTACGGGATAAACCAGCCAGCATCCCCAGGAAGAGACACTGACAACTGCATATATATCCACTGTTTATATATACAGTATAGGAGGATTTCGGGGTTGTAAAATATTTTCTATCAATCAATCAGATGAGTCTGTTTGCTGAGGTTAATCATTAACTTCACTCAGCGCCGTCATTATTGCCAGTCGCTCAGCATAGGGCAGAGCTGCGAACTTTTCGCGCCAGCGCTTCGCCTTGCGTTTGATGCGCTCCCTGTCGTTGTAATCCTTACCCGCAAAAGTGTGCGAGTAAGCTCTCCCCTCCGGGTAATTCATCCAGATTTTCTCTGTGCGAACGCCGCCGCGTGTCATGGCCTGAAATTCTTTCTGGCGCCAGCCCGTTAACAGTTCGTCATAAAGCGCTGATGGGTAGCCGGACAAAATCACACTGGCATTTTTTGGCAGGCTTTTAAGGCAGGCCAGCAGCCGCTCATGATCGGCAACCGTATATTCATTGCGATAACGCGCGGCACTGGTGCGCGTTTCATGCAGATAGGGAGGGTCTGCGTAAACCAGCACACGACCGGCGGAGGAAAAATCGAAGTCCCTTAAAAACTGCACCGCATCGGCAACATCGATAAAAAGGCTATCGCCCACGGTATCAAGGAAATCAGCATTGCCCTGGCAGAACGCCTCAACCGTCAGGGGATCAATATCAATGCCCCAATTGCGGCGGGCCGGTGGCTTACGCAACATGACAGCGCCACCGCCCAGGTGCGTCTCAATGTAGGTATCATGCGGCGGCATTTCCGCAATAATCTTTTGAAAAACACCGCTTGTGGCCTTGCTTCCCAGATAGGTCATTTCTGTTTTCCTCAACTCCTGATTTCGTTTTAATTCACCTGCAGCACAGTCGAAAATGACGTTACTCGATGAATGGCCAGCACTGTCATTTCTGACGGTGAATGACGGAACGCGGTACCACACCGTCAGACCTGACCATGTTGATCACGGGCTATTCACGCGCTGAAAATGCACGCTTCATTCGGTTCAAAAGGTCATCCGCCTGCTGTTTAATCTCCACAATCTGGGACGGCAGACGTCGAACACCTGCCGCAGTACGGTTTCGGACAGTAAGGCGCCCTTCTTCAACCGTTAAAACCTGATCGCCAAAGGCAACCACCGCGCCAGAAATCAACGAACGGACCATTCCGGCACTGGCATCCACACCACGCAGAGACAGCAGCTCACTGATTTGCTTTTCCTGCTCCGTCTTAGGGCTGGCTTTTGGCCTCACTTTGACGCGCTTGTTAGTTACCCTTGCCGCGTCGCTCAGCCGCTGCGCTATCACCCGTTTTTCTTTCCGGGATAAAGAGCCAATATCCGCCCAGCTGGCACAGTCATTAATGACCGTGCCGCCAGGATCGGCGAGTTTTTCAACCTCCCGCGGCTCCCGCGTACAGTTATTGACAGAACTCCGAGGGGCGGCGGGGCCGCCTGAAAAAGCAAGGTCAAAACCTGAAACGCCGTCGGCCTGACGTTTCGGCACGATTTTGTATTTGGTAGTGCGCGTATGAATCAGTGATTCCGGCCCACGGATCGGGGAATAAACGCCGGAAATTTTGGAGACGTCATCCCCGTAGAGGTTGCCGTTTTCGGTGACTTCATAGCTGAGGCGCACGCGCAGGAGATCACGGGAAACCAGCGGGCCACCCTGCGCACTTACGTACAAATCCCACGCGCTGCTGTCGGCAGCCTGACGCACTGGCTCAATTTCGGGGTGCAGGACCAGCTCACGATCACCGAGGCGACGTAATTCACGCCAAACAGTTACCGGTGCGCCGCCTATTTGCTGGAACTGGCGGATCGCCCAGCGAGACGCCCAGGCACTTACGCGGCGGGCCATTTCTTTCAGAGGCTTGCCGGTTTCATCATCCAGATCGTCATCAAGCTGATAGCCATCAATATTTTTTGAAATGTATTTGGCGATATAGCCCGTTGCGCTGCCCTTCTCTTTCTCGATGGGTTTCATTTCGAAGCGGTTTTCAGCGGCGCCAGGCTCATTCCCATCCTCACGCATGGCGTGCTTACGAAAGATTGCTGTTGCCGGTTCGATATGCTCCGGGCGCATGAAAAGCAGGAGGTGCCAGTGCGGGGTTTCGTCGTGGTGAGGCTCAACAACGCGAAAGCCAAACACGCGAATACTATTGCGCAGCCAGGCCGCACGCGTGCGCGCCCATATTTTGCAAAGATATTTCTGCGTTTCACGCGGTGACGCGCCGCTGTATTTGTTGTTCCGGCGCCCGTCGTACTGCATTGAGTGGTATTTGGATGGAGCGGTAAGCGTGAAGAACGCCCCGGCCAGTCCGGCCTCATTCGCTAAATCTTCGAACCCACGCATGCGCGCCATCAGTTCACGGCGTCGGTTGGCTGGGTTGGCAACGCTGCCGGCCACTTTATCAATCAGCGATACGCGCTCTCCGGTGTCCTCATCTTCCAGCTCCATCGCTTTCAGAAATTCACGGTTGGCTTTCTTTTGCGCCGTCCACTCCTGCAAACATGGGTCACTGCAGTACGGTGCGGATTTTTTGTGTACATACCCGGCCGCAACCATCAGATGCTCACGCCAGCGAGCATGCATACGGCGCAGACGATTAAGCCACCACTGCGGAGACTGCAGGCGGGCCACTGCTTTCAGTGCGTCTTCCGCCTCCAGTTCTTCTTTGCAGTAGGCCGTCCAGCACGGGACCGACGTTTTGAGGTGATTGGCAAGAAACCCCATGCGGCCATAACCAGACAGGGTGGCGAAATGGGGATCGGACGTGCGGGCCATCTGGAAATCAAACTCGCGGTTAAACTCGCTACCCAACAGGTCAGCAAGGTTATGCGCCAGTCTTTTCAGCTCTCTTTTGCCAGCCCAAAGCAGGCGCCAGAATTGTTCACGCAGAGGCAACAAAGCCGCAGGCATAACCCCCTGCGGCAGATATTGCTCGTTAACCTGATCTATACGACTCAGAACGAATCGTTCAAAGGTATTGATAAGCCAGGCATCAGCCGCTTGTTTGCCTTTACGGTCTACCTGTTCAAGTTTTTGAGCATACATACGACGGACAAAATGAGGCAGCGAAGCCAGGCGACGACGAACCGCCCGGCCCCGGTCTGGTGCTTCATCCGTTTCTGCCAGTTCGGCAATCGACAAACGCTTGCGATTGCCGTCAGGCGTCAGATACATGATCCCCGGCGCCGCATCGGCTTGCTTAAAACCACCGATTGCAGGGCGCGGGGCATTCCATGCGTAGGGGAAAACGGTGTCAGACATTCTGACACCCCATAATGTAAGCGCGAATAAACGCCGTTGCCCTCACGCCTCCACCTCATAATTCACGCTGCAGTCAGGTCCGGTTGCAGGATCAAATCCAAGCCAGTGACACGATTTTGAGGTAGCAATGATTTCCACGGCAGACTTACCGTCACCAGCCGCAACGCCCATACTGCGGTTTGCGGTAAGGCGGTGATGGGTGAAATTCCGATAAAGGGAGCGAGTAAGTGAGGTGTCACTGTTTGAAACTATGACCGGATGGCCTTCTGACGCGCGGCGCTCAAGAATAGACGCCAGGCGATACTGATCGTCCTCTGTAAAACCGGCAGTGTGGTAATTACTAAAAGTCCCGTCATAAGGAGGGTCGCAATAAATCACATCGCCCGTCTGCAACAAAGACAACGTTTCTTCGTAGTTAGCGCAAACAAAGGTGGCTCGCTTCGCTTTCTCAGCAAATGCGCGGATTTCACTCTCAGGAAAATACGGCTTTTTATAATTACCGAAAGGGACGTTGAATACACCGCTTAGGTTGTAGCGGCATAACCCACGATAACAATGGCGGTTTAGATAAAGAAAATATACAGCACGGTGCAGTCGGTCTAATTGCGGATCGTGGTTAAACGCTTCACGCACACGATAATAATTTTCAGCGACAATAAAACTTTCAAAAACCGCCTTAGCAAGATTAATAAAGTTTTCTGTATCTTCTGCAATAGAACGATACAGATTAATTAAATCTGGATTGATATCAGCGACAAGATAATGAGGATAGTCTGTTGCCATCATCACAGCGCAGGAACCCGCGAAAGGTTCAACCAATCGCGGGCCAGCTGGGAGATACTTTTTCAATTCGGACATAATGGCGGTTTTGTTTCCCGCCCATTTCAGGATAGTGCTCATACAACGCCTCCGTTGTAGTGCTTGCCTTTTAACTCTGCGATTTCCTGACAGGTCACACAGCACTGCACGCCCGGAATAGCGCGGCGGCGCGCTGGCGGGATCGGAGCATCACACTCCGCACAGAGAACACGGGAAACGCCCGGCACTTTGGCGCGGGCATTGTTGATATGGCGCTCACGATCTTCCTGTTCGCGCAGCTGTGCGAGGTCCATTGAATCAGCCATTAATGCAGCTCCTGCGCTTCGTTCTGGATGCGTACCGCTTCAACGCGAAGCAGTTCGGCCGCCTCGATATGGCTCAACTGACGGGAAACGATGCGCACGGCCAGACTATCCAGACGAGCCGCCATTGCATCAGCACGGCAACGGCGCTCATCCATGCGCGTTTCATTTAACAAAGCGAACAGGCCAGCATCGTCTGGGCCTGTTTTAGTTGAGTGGGTTTTAGTATTTTTCATATTCATTTCCTCAGAATTCGGACAAAAAAATGCCCGGCGGGTTTACGCCAAAAAAAACGGGTTATTTACTCGGATATAGCCCGCGCAACGCGGGCTGTAAGAATCAGGCTTTCTTAAACATTGGAAGCGCTACTGCAATAATCCCCGCCACCAAAACACCATCAGCCAACATCGACATAAGACGGCCCGTGAAATCTACTGCAACAACCAGGAACAGCAGCACACAAATAATGAGACAACGCAGCTTTCCCATTACAGGTACTGGTCCAGTGACAACTGAAGAGCCTGCGCAATTTTCTTAAGCTGCGCTTCTTCCTCGCTGCCGATGCCGTCCTGGTCAGCAATATCAAGACACAGGCACAACACGTTCACCGCGTCGTCAGTACCCGCAACATCCCCCAGTTCACGCAGAGCCTGAGCATTAGCGCTACGCGGTGATGCTTCATAACGGGCGCGGATATTACTGCTCATCTGCGCAATTTCACCGGCAAAAGGCGCAAAGGCTGGCAGGGCTGAAATTGTTTTTTCCAGCACGCCGATTTCTTTCGCGTCACAGGTTCCGTCAGCGTACGCAATGGAATAGGCGCCCCAAACAGTGGCCTCTACCGCGTCGCGGTTTTCCATTTTTTTTACTTCTACAACGGCTTTACGAGCTTTCTTTTTAAAGATTCCAAACATTGTTATTTCCTCATTTTTAATTGACTGTCTTCACAATGCCCACGTTATGAGCATTAGGCAGGCGTCAGATTAGATATAACCGGCAACTGGAACAGGCTTACTTTTAATTTGGTTGATAATTTCAGCCTGCAAACCTTCTTTAAATTCTTTGCAGCATTCCCATTCAGGATCGACACGCAAAACAGCACCATCACGGGTTTTAATTTCAAAACCTTCCGCCATATTTGGGATGATCACGCCCAGAATAATTCTCAGCTCATTACGAGACATGTTTCACTCCTTTAATAATCAAACGAGCAATGCGAATAATTAAAAATGCTGACGGCTTAGCCGCTTTTGTTTTCAGCCCGTTTAATAATTCGGACTGATCGCGGCACGGGTGCCAGCGCTTGCCGTTATCTCCTGCAATCCAGCCGTGGCCGTAGTGCATTGCCGGGCTTTGCTTTACCAGCAGAGAAGCGAGTGAAGGTTCTTTATTTAGCATAAGCACCTCAGATCAGACCGAATGAAGCACTGAGGCCCGTCACTGTATCGACAGCACTTGCCATTGCCGGGTTGTACTGTAGGCGCGCGTGCATGGAAACCGCTGTAAGCGCCATCAAACGAGTAACAGAATTGATGCTTTCAATAACCTGGCGGCGTTCCGTTGTTGTCTGGTGTTCGCCAGAAACAGCGCTTGCTGCAACACGACCAATCTCTGCTGTAGCATTCAAAACGTAATGAGGCATTTTCTCGCTGGCTACTTCGTTCAGCGGCACACATGGCAGGCAATGGATTTGAGCCAGGAACCCATCAACAAGCGTGGAGTCCTCAGTTATGTCCGTCAGCAGCCAGATTTCCGGCGGCGTGAGCTGATGGGGCTGATCGGGGTTAAGCTTGTTGCGCAGCGTCTGGACCTTCATTCCTGCGCGGTCTGCCAGTTTCGCCATATTGTGACGCAATGCGAAAGCACGGCAGGCTTCATCAAAATGAGGATGTTTGGAAACGCGATAATCAAACATGTTAGCCTCTGAAATGGTTCTCATAATTGAACTCACTGACCAACAACAACGTTGTAGTTGAAGGCTGAGTGCTCCATGTTCTTACGAGCCTGCTCTTGCTTGTACTTAAGATACAAAATGGAAACTCGACCTTTGTTTTTTTCTTTCTTTTCAATGTAGTTAGCAAGTTTACCGTTATGAATCATCTGATAAACAGAGCCGCGAGAGTACCCCTCCCACTCCGCGAACTCTGCTGGAGTCGCTATCACTTTTGGTACACGAATTGAAATCTCAGTGCTCATAGTGCAGTATCTCTTAGTTTAGTTTCGTTTTATCTCGTTTTATATGGTTTGAGTTTGGTTTTCAAAACCTGAATGGATATTAGGATCACTTTTTATATGCGTCAAGGGGTTTGATTATGAGTTTAATCAAGGCGGGTAACGATAGCGGCGGGCGTGATGCGATCAATAGGCTCATTAAGGCCTACAATTTTAGCTCGCGCCAACAACTGTGCGAGCATCTGTCAGTATCAAAAAGCACTATGGCAAACAGATACTTACGAGATAGCTTTCCCGCTGAATGGGTTATCCAATGTGCTCTTGAAACTGGAATATCTCTTTTATGGCTGGCCACTGGTCAGGGGGAAATGTATGCAAGTGACAGCGAGGAAAAAAATCTCAAAAAGGAAACTCCTGTCACAGTAAGACCACTTTCTAAAATCGTTGCTCCCAGCATCAAACACGCGGAGTTGAAGAACGGTGAACTGCAGCCAGATGATGAAATGCTTTTGGATAGCAGGTTGTTAGAGGGTGAGCCTTCAAATTCTTTGTTCGTAAAGACACCTACAGATAGTTTTGTTGTTGATACATCAGTGAAACAGATCAGCAATGGCTTTTGGCTGGTAGATATCGATGGTGTAAAAAGCTTCGTAAAAATCTCACGCATCCCAGGCAATAGGATTGTGGTTCAACAAGATGAAGCATCTTTTGAGTGCTCAGTGGATGATGTTGAAGTCATCGGGCGCGCAGTCAAAGTTATCAAGAGCCTATAACGTATGACTATCAGGAAGCAGCCGAACGGAAAATGGTTGTGTGAGTGTTACCCGACCGGGCGCGACGGAAAGCGAGTACGCAAGCAGTTTGCGACGAAAGGCGAGGCTATTGCCTTTGAAAACTTCACCATGGATGAAGTTAACAAAAAGCCCTGGCTGGGAGAAAAGGAAGACCGGCGCCATTTGTCAGAGGTGATTGAGCAATGGCATTCACTCTACGGACAGACCCTTGCGGACCCTAAACGCCTAATGGCGAAACTCAGAATTATTTGCAATGGCCTAGGTGATCCCATTGCATCGGAGTTAACCGCAGGTGATTTCACAAAATACAGGGAAGCCCGGTTAAAGGGGGAAATTAAAAATGAAGATGGCGTACTCATGGCGCCAGTTAAACCCCGGACAGTAAACCTTGAACAACGCAACCTCTCCTCTGTATTTGGCACGCTGAAAAAGATGGGGCATTGGTCAGCACCAAACCCCTTAGCAGGGCTGCCCACATTCAAGATAGCAGAAGGAGAACTGGCGTTCCTGGCTGAGGATGAAATCAAACGCCTGCTAGATGCCTGCGCTGATTCTCAAAGCCCTAGCCTGCTGATGATTGCAAAAATTTGCCTGGCGACCGGCGCACGCTGGAGCGAAGCTGAAAACCTGCAGGGACATCAGCTATCAAAGTATCGAATTACCTATACCAAAACCAAAGGTAAGAAAAACAGGACCGTACCGATCTCTCAGGAACTGTACGATGAACTCCCCAAAAACCGAGGAAGGTTATTCACTCCATGCAGAAAAGCTTTTGAGCGTGCAGTGAAACGGGCTGGCATTGATTTACCTGAGGGGCAATGCACCCATGTACTGCGCCATACCTTTGCAAGTCATTTTATGATGAATGGAGGAAACATACTGGTACTGCGCGATATTCTGGGCCACGCAGATATCAAAATGACGATGGTATACGCCCACTTTGCCCCCGACCATCTGGAAGACGCAGTAACAAAAAACCCGCTTCACAATCTTAACTGGAACCGATAATTTATGGCGGCAGATTGGCGGCAAAGACTTAAAATCATATAAAACCTGACGAACACCAATTACAATAACATGATGATTTTATTATTAAATACCTGTTTTTATTACTATTAAAATGGTATGTAGAAATTTCGGACGCGGGTTCAACTCCCGCCAGCTCCACCAAA